AATATTTGGTAAACCTGTAATCGTTGCTTTAATATATGTGTCATCATTATCAGTTTGTGTTCCTCTTATTTCTTCACCTACAGTAAATGTTCCGTAAATACTATCTTTGTTTAAAATAAATTCGGTTACTTCATCCGAACCAATTTGAAATTTAAATATACTTTCTATTATAGCAGTAGCGCTTGATGCTTGGCCTGTTATTGTTCGGCCTATTAAATTGGCACCATCGCCTGTTGAAACTATTGCTCTTAATATTTTACTTGTATTCCATTTACCATCCGATACTCTTAAAAGTTGTTCTCTTGGATAAGTTATTTCTGATTCCAAACCAAACAGTAATCTGAAAAATACTTTATGACCTAAACTTGTACCTTTTAATCTATATAATGATTTTACATTTTTAAGTAATGTTCTTTTGTTTACATTAATATCTAAACTTTCAGGTATAGTGTTTAATAATTCATTTCTAAATTTAGTTAAAAAATTTGATATAACTTTATCAGGATCTCTAAAGTTTAATAAGTCTTGTATATTGTTTACTGGATTTGGTTTGTAATTTTTTACTGTTGTTGTAGCATTTGATTCTAAACCAATAATAGTTTCACCAATTATAAATTTATCTTGTGCTGTTATGAATAAACGTCCATTATCTAAATCTTCAGTTAATATAGTAGATGTAGCATTAGAAGTTTCACCTCTTACAATTTCTCCTCTTGTGAATTTACCATAGATAGAACTTTCTAATATTATCTTATCACCTGAATCTAATTGTGTTCTATCTGAATCAATACGAGAACCATCTAATAATAAATTGTTTTCTTGGTTAGTTTCAGTTTCTAATTGAATACCATCCGTTCTTTGTACATTTTCTACCGATAGTTCGGCAGCTTCCATAAATGTATAATACGATTTTAAAAATTGTACAAACTTTGGATGATCGTCTAATATAAAATCTGGAACCTGTGAATTAATCAGGCTTGTGATTTTATTATTGAACTTTGCCATTTTAATTAATAACTAGTAGTTGTTGTGTAACCTACTCCTGCGTCTGATGAACCACCTACAAAAGTATCAATATCAACCGTAATTATAGAATTAGTAACATCTATTTCTACAATTTGATCTCTTACTGGAACAATATCATTTGAATTTGGTTTTACAGTTAATTCTATTACTGTTGAAGATACTCCTCTAATATTTTCTATAGATGACATATTTAAAGAATTTAATGTAATCTGGCCTGTAGAATAATTAATTGTGCCTTGATTGTTATTAGCATACGTTCTAACCGAACCTATTAATCTATATCTTCTAACATTACCAGCACCATCATCATCTAAGTAATATACATTAGTTATATCACCATTTATTTTAAAACCTGAAGATTCTAAAATACCACCGTTTACAGAATTGTAACCTGTTACTGGATTGTATAATGAATTTCTAAAATATATGTTATATTTTGCTGAAGTTCCTAAAAGAGGTGTAAAGTTTTTTCTAACTTTAATTGTAGTAATGTTTGATACTATACTTGTATCAGTACCATCTATTAACCCTATAACTTTTGAATATCTAAAAACTCCATCAAATTTTTGTAGTGTATTATTATTGTAATTTGTTAATGTTGAAATAATATCAGATTTTAATGACGTTGAAGTTTTAGTAGTTAATTTTTGATCATATTTAACTGTTGAAGTTAATATAACTGATGTAACTTCTGGATCAACAATAACAGGTACAACTGAAGCCACGTTATATTTTTTTAATTGTGTAACTATACTTTGTTTAGTAGCAGTTGTTAACGTAGAACCGGAAGCTGCCTTAATAGCAATCTTAACAGTACCATAAACTGGAGTTTCATCATCTTCCCCGCCCCAAGCACTTATTGATAAAGCATTTGGATAAATTGATTGAACTAATGATTCGTAATCAGAAGTTGTTACTGCTCTATTTTGTGCTGTGTATTGTAATGGCGCATTAAATCGTATAGATTCTTTTGATTGAGCAACATTACCGCCTTGAGCATTTGAATTTGTTGTAACTGTTAAATCAGAAAATCCCCCAACAGTAGTTGCTGGTGTAAATGTAGAAGCTCCGTTAGCCGCATCAACATTTGTAACTATATATTCTAATATAACAATATTTCCGTCTGATAAAGAAGAACCAATAACACCATCACCAAAATAAATTTCAAATTTACCATTTTCGCCTTCTTGTAAGAAATATGCTTTAGTTGTTGAACTAATACTAGCAAGGCCTGTTGCTAATGTGTAAGTACTGATCGTAGTATCTGTTGAACTATTCTGAACTCTAACTATTAATGTAGAAGTATCAGCTAATGAACTTGGTATTATAAATTTTTGATCCGGATCTGTAGTATTAACTGTATATCTAAAAGTTACTAACGTTCCTTCGTAAAGTGTAACGTTTGAAAATTTATAAACACCATTTACGGGCGTTGTTACGATATCGGCATTATTTACAAATTGAAAAGATGTTCCATCAACTGTAGTTGTAAATGCTGTACCTTTAGTCATTGTAATAGATGAACCTGTTCCATCGTTTACTAAAATATCTATGTTAGCTATTGGAGATTTAACTGATGAAGGTGTGTAACCCAACATCTTTGCTAATGATACAATATTTTTTCTGATGTCAGCACTGTCTAAGTACATTTCATTTGCTAACATGTTAGCATTGAAGCCAAGATAGTGTGTGTTGTATGCTAGAATATCTAAAAGTATTGCAAAACCAGAACCTTCAAAATTATAATCTTGAAATTCAGATTGACTTTGTAAAAATGTTTTTAAATTGACCTTTATATTATCAAAATCAAAATCTGATACTTCTAATTTGTTACTTGCCATATTATCTTAGTCTTTCTAAAAATGTTTGTACTTCTACTGGCTCTTGTGTGCCTACAATATAAAACATTATTCTTAAATCATAAGAATTACTATCAATATTTGGTTGAGCTAATATTTGTACCAATTTTATTCTTGGTTCAAAGTTAACTAATACCTCTTGTACTTTCCTTTGTAGATTTAAAGCTGTAAGTGGTGTCATTGGTTCAAACAACATCGCTCTTACATTAGAACCTAATTCAGGATGAAATGGTCTTTCAAAGTGTGCTGTATTAATTAAATTTCTAACACTTCTTTTAACCGCTTCAACATTAGTTAATTTATTAACATCATTAGTTACCGTATTGCGACCAAAATCTAAATCTAAATCTGAGTATTTTCTAGTAGCACGCTTGCTATTGTTTAAAGCTGTTGTACCACCGGCATCGTAATTTGGCATAGTTACAATATTTATACTAGTTTACGAAAACATTTGAAGAACCTGTGATAATATGATTACAACTTGCTTTATCACCAGCTCTTACTACACCAATACCATTTACAAATACGTTTTCTGAACCTTGAACCATAGGTGGCGTTGGCCTGTGAGGAGGTAATCCGTGTGATGCTACTTTATCGCCAATTCTTACTACACCTTTACCATTTACAAAAACATTCTCGCTTCCTTCAATAGCAATACCGCCTGCTATATCTTGATTGTTACGAGAAACGCCTGGCATTATCTTCCTTGACCTCTATACTTCTTAAAACTTCTTCTTTTGTGTTTATTCATCATACATTTGCTATGAAATCCACGTCCAATACTTGTTCTTTTAGGTTTACTTGTTTTTTTTGATGCGTTTGTGTTTCCTGCTACTTTTCTTGCCATAATTTTTTGCCTTTTTTAGTTTTTTCGAATCAATATCATCAATCATAAATGATAAATCATCAATTTTGTCAAAATCAATCATATATTTACTATTTATAATGATTTTTTGTGTTGTATTTTTACAACATTTGATTAAGTTACTGATTTTGTTGCCTTATTTCTTTAAAAAAATGCCTTTTTCGCTTGTTTTAAGTAAAAATACAGTGTATATTATATGTATATTAACAACAAAAAAATAAAATAAATGTTTACTAAAGAAGATGTTAAATCATTGTTACTTGTTGCTGCTATTGTACTAGGAAGTTACGCTTTATTTTACATTGGAGCAAAATATATGGTTGCTTATGGTACTGCTAACTGTATTATAGGTTGTATTTAATGAAACACGCTGATAAAATTATGAATACACAAAAGTTTAAAGATGTGTTGTTGTCGGCCGAAGGCCTTATCAAACAGTATCGTTCATCGGATTGTGAACGTTCCGTTGCTAAAGGAATACCTATACAATTTTTAGGCATATTTTATTCTTATTCTAAAATGGTTCAACCTTTAAGAATACGTTATAGAGGTTCTAGTAAATATCTTCCCAACGGTTATAGATATTACCGTAGGCCTAGAGATTACGTTCATAGAACTTATGCCGACACGTTTGCTATTTACGAAAGATAATTATGAAAACAGATCAAATTTTAAAATGGGTTGCTACTGGAATATTAATAGTAGGTAGTTTAGTTAATTCTCTTGGTTATTATCCTGCCGGCCCAATGATATTAGGACTAGGTGCTATTGTATGGTTAATAGTAAGTATTATGTGGAAAGAAATGTCTTTAATTGTTACTAATCTTATATTTGCCGTTGTTACTACAATAGGTCTTATTATATATTATTTAAATGGATAAACCAGAAATTATTGATATCAATTACGTTGGTGCTTGGGGTAAATGTTATCTTGTTAAGTATAAAGGATTTTCTAACGTAATGTTAAAAGAAGAAATTAATGATTGGTGTAAAGAGGTTGATCAGTTAAATTTATCCAAGGATAGGTAAAGGCCGTCACCAAATTAATACACATGTAAGTATTATTCCAAACACATTCAATCCATTCTAATTCGTAAGTATATTCCTGAAAATTACCAGCGTTGTATTGTAGCTCGTTCTGTCTCTGTGTCATTAATATTATTTATATTTAACAACATTACATAAACTCTTTAACATTAAACCAGAAGTTTGTTTTACCAGCTCCTTTACTTTTAGTCATACCACCAGAACCAATACCTGTATCTGTAAAACTTATTGTAGATTTGGCAATTACTTCTTTATCTAACTGAATACTAACGTCAATAGCATTACCACTATCACTAGGTTTCATATTAACATTTAACTTATTTGTTTTAACCGATTCTAAAAACTCTTTCATTTCTTTACTTTGTCTTGATGATAAAACTTTTTGTTTACCAGCAGTACCTATTGCGGCATAAAAATCATCACCACCATCCATACCTATTAGATGTAATAAATTCTGATTCATTTTCTTTTTATTATCTTTATACAATTTATCAAATTCACCTATAATTAATTTAGATACTTCTTTATGTGAAGCTTTTGATGCTGCTCTACCTGCTTCTTTTATTTTACCAAATAAAGCAGAACCATATTCTTTTAAAAATTTCTCACCAGAACCTACAGCATCTTCAGCAAAGTTTTTATCTTTGATTTTTTTAATTCTCATAAACTCAGCAACCATACCTGTAAATATAATATGTTCAAATTTTTGTAATGTTTTATTTTCGTATTCATCATCTCCTGAAAGAACCTTTAATAAACTTGTAAATGTGGAGTTTGCTAAATTAATATTTGGTGTCTTATAAGTTTTTAATGAGGCAGCAATTCTATCTACTATTTGTTTTTTAGATGGACGTTTTACAGTAACAACAACGTCTGCTTTCTCCACACCTTTGGCACTATCACCAGTTAACTCTATATCAAATTCTAAAGTATGATAATCATTTCCTTCTTTACCATTTAAAATTAAATCTTTAAATATTTGATTTGCTATAACTTTGCCACCTGTTTCTTGTCTTTTTAATTCATCAGCCGAAACCTTTAATCTTATTAATTCGTTTCTTCTAAGATTCATACTTTGTTTAAGTAATTCAATTTTACTTCTACTTGTAAGTTTGCCTTTGTTTTTATCTATTATAAGAGCAAGTTCATAAGCAGTTAC